TGTCAACTCCCACTGCCGCGTGGCACCCAAGCCAAGCCATGCGCCGGTGGTGCCTGCCAATGTCACGGCACCACCGCTAGGCGGGTCAGACGACGACAGCACCGTCGCACGAACTTCGTAGAGCGCTGCGGTGGCTGATGGTACTGAGCCGGCCTGGAGCCATTCGTTCGGAAGCGCGCCAGAGTCAGAACTTGTGCTGCCGATAAATCCGTACTGAGCAGTACCATCATCATTGAGTTGGATCATGGCCAATATGGTCGCGCCAGTGTCTCCAACGCCGTCGAGTGTCGTCCCGGTGATTGATCGATCTAGCAATCGCACCACCAGCACATCTGATCCTTCCGGCGGCGTGCTGGTACCATCACTGATCGGATCATCTTCGAACCTGAAGGGTTCGTCTGCCGAGTGAACTCGTTCGTCTTCTAGTACAACTCGCATCTCTATGTCTCGTTCACCGCGCGGAGTTATACGTTTGACTCTGCATATTGCTCCCATGTTGGTGCTCGGACCGAATAGGTATCTGGTGCGCTCGCGGTTAGAACTTTCGAAACTTGGCGTCACACCAAGATCATCGACCACGATCGCCTCATTTGGCTCTGCGCCCTCGGTAACCTCCCATGTCACCGGACCGGCGGCCATGTGCAGTTGCATGTAGTGCGTACTTGCACCCCATGTGAGAGGCTCTGTGGTGGTAACAACACCTGCGCCTGCGTCCCAATCAACTACGTCGCCGCTCTGTCCCCATCCAGGCACGTCGTGCGCAATTTGAACTGGTGCAGCGTAGGCCGGCAGCAGGCCGTCAAGATGCGTTCTGTAGGTGCAAAACGAAGTGCGGAACAGCATGTTTGCCAGCGTGTAGGCGCCCCAACGAGATGCGTGGTTTCGCCCTATTATGCCCGGGATGCGTAGACTCGCGCGGTTCTCCGAAATAGTATATGGGCTTGGTGGAATCAAATCGAACACTATGAATGGCTCAGGCTCTCCAGCGCCTACGTACTGCACTGTGATTGTCACCCAGTCCCAACGATTTTGGTCCCAGTACTCCAGATCCAGCGCATTAACACGATCGCGCTCCGGCACCGACAGGTCGAGAGAAAAACTGCTCTTGCGGATATTGCGCATCCCGTATAGGGCAACAGGTTCTAGGTCTTCTGCGTCACGCACGAAGCTGAACTTGCTTCCACGTATCAGCGGAACCGCACGTCCTACTCGAAGAACTTGAGATAGCGCGCTCCACGTGTCTGTCAGAGTATCGAAACTGCCGTCATAGTTGTCGTAGTTCGCCAGCCAGACGCCGTTTAGGTTCAACAACGCTGCCGTATCGATTTGTTCGGTCGGCAATCCCCGTCCATAATCGGTGTTGCGGAGAACATCAGCTGCCGCCCAGGCGATGCTGCGCGTTGGTAGCGGCGTGCTCCATGTGGTCCCGCTCCAAAACGGCAAGCGACGAGTGCTCAGAACCCGCACACGCCGCTGGCTTATCGCGTTGAGCTGCTGCGTAGCCTTCATTTTAATGACTACGTATGTGGCAGGTATGCTTGTGTCTACGCCAGACGTGTTTAGTTCGCATGTCAGCCCGATCAAAGATAAATCGTGGGCTGCGTTGGCATCTGTATCTCTGATGTCGGTTCTATATATTCGCACTTGGTATCTGCCGGCTGCCACAGCATAGCTATAGCTGAGGCGCACCGGGATCGCGCTGGCAGTGCTGTATGTTTCATCGGCCAGCGTGGTCCATGTTCCGATCGGCGCCTCGAAATCATTGATCGCCTGGGCCTGGACCCTCCACGTGACCGTCTTGCCGGCTGCCAACCCACGCGGCAGGGCCACATCGACACCGAGACTGATAGCGTCGCGATCACGTGGAACGACGACGAATCGAACGATCTTGAGCGATACAAGTTCCTGGTTCGCAGCTTCGACGTTGTTCTTTACAGTCGTTTTCACCAACGACTGATCGTCGATCGTCTCGCCGTCTGCCTGTCCTGGTCCGATGACCAGATATTCAACGTCCGTGAACAACTCAATCGGAGTGTCCTCAATCGACACTCGAAGCACATCCATGTAGCCCATGCCGACGCACATGATCGCGTGGTAGAACTGCACGTTTCCCACAAAAACTTGGTACGGCTCGCAGTCCGGCGGGAAATCTGGGTAGGTTAGGTTGTGGCCGTACAGCACCGGAATCGGCTGGCCGAGACGCGCACGGTTCCCCTGCAAATCTACGTTGTATGTCGGACTCTGGCCGCCAGCGCCGCCGGCAAGGTTTCCTTGATCCAGCGGTATCACAGCGTTGATCAGAGCGTTGCCTAGCAGGCTGACGCCGAGGGCAGTACCTGCGCCTATGGCTGCCGCGCCGGCTGCGCTGTAACCGGCACCGGTGGCGTACAGACTCGCGCCCGAGCTTGCATAGGCAGCGATCAATATAACCGCCAGCTGCAATAGCGACCTGCCGTTGCCACCACCAAGTGCGCGCCGGTGGAACACGATCACGTCGCCCGGCCTGGGCTCGGTGTGCCACCACTCGCGCGGTAGGTACTGTCCACCCTCCATTCCGTCGCCTGCTATTTGGCACATCCAGGTGCTGCCTGGCTCCACCAATTCGAAGAACACGGCGCCAGATGGGACAGGCTGCATATCCGACGTGCACAGTTCGCGCATCGGGTCCATGATCACCGCGTAGCGTGCAGGCATCACCATTTTGGGGGTGTTCACAGCGCTCCCATTTCGGTGTAATGTGTCGGACTGTTACCAGGAGAATTGGCATGAAAAGAATCTTGATTTTCGCACTGGCCTTGCTTGGCGGATGCGCAACCTACGCTGATCGGCAGTCCGAGACTCCTGGATTCGTCTGGCAAAGTGCGCTGACTCCCGATGAGTTCGTCGGGTGTGCATACCCGAAACTTTTCGACCAGATTAGCCTTTTCAACCGCCTTAGCCTGGTACCTGATGGCAACACGAGAGTCGTTACGATGGCTGACGCATTCGGTACGACCATCTTCACATCGATCACAGCGACGCCCACGCGAAGCGGCAGTACCATCTCCATTCGTGGCATTGGCGCCGCGACGGGATGGAATAATGTCAAGGCGTGCCTGTAGATTCATCCAATCCATCTCCACGCCTGGAACTGTCCGAATCCTTCCGCTACAAGTTGATGTTGTTCCGCCACTTCCGCGGCGCCGTGGCTTATGCCGTCACGGTCCTTTGCGCCTATGCAATGCAGCACCGATACTATTTGCCGCGCACCGCGACGCACAGATATGCCGATGTGCGGGCCGATTGGGGAACGCATGCGCAGCAGGTCGCCATCATCCATATGATGCCAATCAGGCAGCAGTTTCCAGCCGGTATGTCGCATCAGGTCGAGTAGAACGCCTGTCTGCTCAGGGCTGGGCTCAGCGCTACTGATGCGCAACTGCGGCAACTCGCGTCCGTAGTAGTGCTCACGCTGTACCCAGCGTGCGAGCCCCCAACAGTCAAATGCCGCAGGGCCTTCTGCACCAAGTTCCCATGGCCTTCCGACGTAGGAAGAACTCCAGTGTTGCGGCTCCGCGCGTGGAGTTAGGTTTAAGTTCATGCGCCGTTTCGAAGCTCTATGAAATCTACGTAGGAATTGTCCGACGAAAACGGGCTGTCAGATCGGCGCAGCGCGAACGCGCTGGTAAAGAACTCTTGGAAAGCGCCGGTTCGTTAGATCGCCAAAGCTGCACTGCAATTGCGCCCGAGATGCCGTGATGTTCACTGGCGACTGTACCCACATTTTACGTACCGGCAACTCGTGAGGCGCGCTCGTATCGCTGGGCAGGTAGGTTCTGATAATGGCGAGGATCGGCTCTTCGCTTTCCTGCACCTGCATGATCATCTCGGCGACGGGAGTGCTGATGTTGTCAACCACAATAGCCACCACGGCAGGCACCCCTGAATCGCCTTCGGCAGGTCGAACAAAAGTGAACGGGATGCCTGAGAACACAACTTCAGTGCCGGCATCCGTTGGCGCGTCATTTTCTAGGGTTGCGTTCAGCGCCTCCCAGTCGTTCACAACTCGGATTGGTGTTGACCAATCCGGGTGGTGAAGTTCAACCGTGTCGAATACAGGATCATCGACTGGACTATTGATGTAGGCATCAGCCAGCGCCTCGCTGTGGTTGATGCCTACATATTGAGGGCGGTAGGTTGGCATGGAATCAGCTCAGCGTGATGGCCAGTTGATCGGCCATGTACTGCTCGACGAGGTAGATGTCTGCGTCGCTCACGGCGGTGTTGAAGGTGGCGACGTGCGCGCAGTCGAACGCCGCCTTGGCATTGCTGTTTGCGAATGTCGGGCCGCCGGTTGTGAACGAGGCCGATGTTCCGGACGCTACGCTGCTCCACGACCCGTGGTTGATGCGAATTTTCAGGTCTGTCCCGTCGTGCTTGACAGAGACGATGGCCCACGTGCTCTTTGGACTGTCCACCGTGGCCACGTCTTCGCTGCCGTCGTAGTTGATTGCCTGGAGGCGAACGTTCGATGCGTCTAGTTCGTAGACGAACAGGCCGAACCGGTTGGTCGCCGCGTCGCCCACGATAGCGCCGTTGCCAAAATTGCCAGCATCGGATGCCGCGCTCGGGATCGACACCGCGACGATCAGCGTCTTGGCGGCTGCCGTGTACGCCTCGGTCTTCAGAAAACGCCCTTCGTCGTTTGGGGGCGGGCCGGCGCTGTCGAAGCTTTCGAAATCCGCGGTCGTGTTCGTGCCATCGCAGCGCGCCACGCTGTGGCCGTTGACGATGCCGGTTTTGTAGACTGGTTTGGCCGCGCCGCTCGTTTGGTAGATCACCCTCCTGTGGCCAGAGATCTTCGACAGCGCGTACTGGATGCCAGTTCCATCGCTACTGATGTTGGTGACCTCATTGTCTGTGTACAAACTGGTGATGTCGGTGAAATCAAACCACGACGTACAGCCTGTGATGGTGTCTGGTGCAGCGCCAGAACCGCCGCCTCCGGCTGTCATGGCGATAAGGACTTGCTGCAATGATCCCATCACGTCAGCCCCGTTCCGCTGATCATCCAGCGCGTGCTTGTCATTTTTATGGCCGTCGCAATACCGTTAGCGGCAAGTGTCCGGCTCCCGGTCGTACCAGGACCGGCCAGCACCAGCGTATCGCTCGTGATGCTGATCGTGATCACGCCGCCACTCGTGTCGTTGATGAACGTGATCGCCGTTCCGATCGGATAGGACACGTTTGCGTTGCTGTCTATGACCCAGGTCCGAGCCGTAGTGTCGGCGCTCGGGTGGTAGATGTGTTTCGCGGCATCGGCTGCGACGGCCGTGTACCCGGCGCTCTTACTATTTTGCGGGATGGTGCGAAATCCAACTGCGTCGGACACCAGTCCGGTGCCCTGCAAATCAACCGAGACCTGCGCTACCGTTCGGCTCGCCCATGCACTAGACTTGGACTGGATGAAATTATCTGTGGTTGCCGTGAGACCTGCGATAGCAGCAAGATCAGCGTCATACGCCTGCACATCCGATCCGATCGCAACACCGATAGATGTTCGGATTGAGGACGCTGTAGCGGCCTTGAGAATTTTGCCTGTGGCGCCGTTGTAAACGGCCGGGAGACCATCAGTTGAAGATGCCGGCCCAACCACGTCCCCAGCTGCGCTTACAACCTGCGCGTCAACATAGGTCTTAACCGCTTTTTGGGTTGGGTATCGCACATCTGAGTTGGCAGCCAAAGTGCCATCCGTGTCGGCTGTTTTCCCTGCATGCGTTGCAAGATTCGCACTGTATGCCTGCACGTCGGTTCCGATTGCAACTCCAAGTGCCGTGCGCGCCGCGCTGGCTGTTGTGCTGCCGGTGCCTCCAGTGGCGACGCTGCGCGTACTGCTGTTCGCCAGCGTTGAGATTTGAGTCGCCGTGATCTTTACATTTGCCGCGGTCTGCACACCACGGATGAGTTCCGTGCCTGATAGAGCCGCCGCCGCTGCTTCGCCTGTCGTTGTGGTGTTTGGCATCTCATCATCCCCTTAGCTCAAATGTACTGTCTTCACGAAGTTCAAATGTGCTGTCTTCACGAAGTTCAAACCCGCCCGTATCTCCCGCAACTGTGGCATCCTGTTGCACAGTATTCCCCACGCCACGAATGTAGAGTTCCGCGCTCACTCTCCAGCACCCGGGACCCACATGCACGCGACGCGGCGGTGTGACGTAGCGAGCAACGCGCCCAGTTGATCCTCCGCGCCCAGGGAGGACCGCATTGAAGTACCGAAGCCGCGCGACCTGCGCCGCAAGCGGGCCTTCGTACCATTCTTTCCAGATCGCCATTTGCGCAGGGCTGTAAACCCACTCTGCGGATGCGTTGATGCCAAGGTCTCGCCACCGAATGCGGTTCGCGTTGGCTGGGTTACGCATGTCGCGCATCTGCCGACGATCCACAGTTTTCTGACGCCAAGAAACGGGACCCGGCAAGCCGACTGGGTAGATCAAGTCAGCCACGCCTATTCTTCCAACGGCGTGAATCCGGCCGGAGCCGGGTAGGTCTGCGTTGAGGCCGTGAACCGTCCTGTGCCGGCCACCAACACGACAGCGGAGCCGGAGTTATTGACCGAATCCAGACCCACGGCGGCGTAGATAGTTCCTGTGGGTCCAGTAGCGGCCTCATCCGTGCCAGCGGCAGGGTCGCCATCGAATACCCCGTTCTTGGAGAACCAAACTTTGCCGCTCGCCGGAATGTAGGCCATGCCGATCACGTCGCTCGGCTCACTCCATGCAGGCAGCGAGTTGACAAACCCACCGGACAATATGACGTTCCCGAAATTATCATAGCTGATGCTGTTTTCCTCTGGGTCTGCGTAGCCGAGTTTGGTGTTTTTGTCGCACGCATCGTTGCAGGCGCCTACCATGATCTGCCGGCCTGTCGCGCCGGTCGCGTTGACGGTGAACAGAAACTCGAAATAAAAAGGCGTCGTGCGCCCTACCACGCTGCGGATGTTTCCCTGCGAGGCGTCCGCGTCGTCAGCGTTGATCGAGCCCGTCAGGTTGCCATTGCTCAGCGCCCAACGCAGTCCAAGCAGCGCGGGGTTGAACCCGAACGCACCAGCAGGCACCGGGATCGTTGCGCCGATCACGCACGGCGCAGACAGCTCCCACGACCCGCCCGAACTGCTATGTATGAGCGTGCAATCGGGGGTGTCCAGGAACATGGCCTCTTCGAGTGCCGTAACTACACCGCCCTGTTGCATCACGGGCAAATTGAATGTGAGGCTACCCGCCAGAAGATCATCCTCAAACCAGTCGTGAAAAGCATCGAACTCAGCTTGGTTCATGGCCCACTTGACTTGAACGGCAGTGGGTACGCTGCGATAGATTGGCGCCCGGCGCGACTCGCCTGATTCGTACTCGCACTCCTCCCCGATGTCGGCCTCCTCCGCGCTGAAGTCCAGCAGGGGGAGCTTGAGAATTGCGGGTAATGAGACGGGCATGCTTATCTCGTCAGACCTTGGGCTCGATTCACGCCGAACTGGTTTTGCAACGTCTGGCCGAACTTGCCACCGTTCTGTACATCATCGGCCATGCGATCGCGGAAGCCCTCAAACATCACATCAACGTCAAGCCCGCCGCTTGAGTTCTGGCGCCGCTGCACTACGGCGCCGGCTGGTGCGTTGTGGATTTGCAAATTGAACTGAGGTCCGCTTGCGCCTGTTCCGGATGCTCCGACAGGCGTCACGTTGCCGCCTTGCTGGCCCATCATCAGGTATTGCCTGCCGCCGACACTCAGCAGCTCAGGACTGCCGCGCTCGTTGACTTCGTACAGCCTCCCGGCGCCCACAGAACCTCCTCCAGCGCGGCCGCCTGAGGTCGGCAGGCTGGTGCCGGTCCCATTGGTCGAGAAGCTGCCGCCAGTCGAGAACCCGGCACTCAGCCCGGCAATCTGAGCCCGCACCTGACTTCGG